CTAACAGCAATATTATCAAAACAGCCCCGTCTGCTCGTACCAAAATCCTAGCAGCAAACCTGCTTCGCGGTAGAACACTTCCATTATGGTGGGGAGACGAGTGGGCATTTATCCCATTCAATGAAACCATCTATCTGAACACTATCCCAGCATATAAGACTGCTGCATTGAATGCTAAGAAGATGGGTAAACCGTATGGTATTCTCTTCACAACCACGCCGGGTATTCTGACGACAGAAGAAGGTATGGCCGCCAACAGAATGCGTTTATTGGCTACCCCATTCAATGAGCTTTGGTATGACATGTCTTATCAGCAAATCATGTCCATCTTGAATGCGAATGAGATGTCCAACTTTATCTACATTCGCTATACGTATCAACAGATTGGTCGAGATGAGAAATGGTTTACGGATATCTGCACAGACTTGCAATGGAAGTGGGACGTTATCAGACGAGAAATCCTTCTCGAATGGTCCGAGAATCCAGAGAACTCACCATTTACTAGAGAAGAATTGGAAGCTGTTAGCCGTCTAGTTAGACAGCCTGTCGATAGCAAGCTTATCCCAATCTTCAATAAGACGTATGTACTCAATATATACGATAATACGATTCCTCTTAAAGCGGATTACACTCCGAAGTACCCACCAATCATTGGTGTCGACGTATCTGGCGGCTATAACCAAGATGCTTCGGCTATCACTATTATTGATAGCCATACAACACGTGTAATAGCAGACTTTAAGAACAATTCTATCAGCCCAATTGATCTGGCCCGAGTTATTTTCCAGATTGTAACTCGTTGGTATCCGAATGCGGTTATCAATGTCGAGCGCAATGGAGCAACCCCAAAAATCTCAGCATAGAAAGTAATTTCTATGTTCCTACAGTGTTAATTGCTTGGAAGAGGCTGTTAAGAGTCGTAATGCCACAACGTAATCAGCAATGATAAGCGTGATGGATTAAAAAGTTTACGAATGGCCTTGTTTAGCAGCGAAATATCTAATTTTTGATCGCTCCCACTTTTTAATAAGAGGTGAGCGAAATGGTTTGGAGAAAAATTGATATATTTGATGGTAGATTTGCTGTCAATGAGGATGGAGATATCATTAATACTAAAACTAATCATCAATTGAAACCATATATAACCAATAAAGGTTATAAAGCAGTTGATCTGAATTGTAATGGTGAACGAAAAAAGATGTTAGTTCATAGATTGGTGGCTATGACCTTCATTCCCAACCCAAATCAATATCCAGTAGTAATGCATTTAGATGATAATCGGTTGAATTCAAATGTAAATAATTTACAATGGGGAACTTATCTTGATAATAACCTTCAAGCTATTCGAGAAGGGCATATGAAAGTTCCCAGACCAAATAATCGCAAGTATTATGAATTATACCATCCACAAGGAGTAGTTGGACGGGTCTGTAATGGACTTAGAGAAGCGATGGAATATTCTAATATTGAAAACGATTCAACCGCTAGAAACTATATTTCTAGGGATACGGCAATCCCAAATGGCCCATATGCTGGATATAAGATACGAAAGATTAGATAGACGTTCAACGACTGTCCCTTGGCGAGGGATGTAAAGCCGCAAGCTAATGGCGGAAGAAAAATACTGGCCCTATTAAATAGGGATGACGTTTAGTCTGCTCACGTCCTGTAATGGGAGTGACTAGGAATTGACCTAGCGATATAGAGTTGCGTCTATATTGAAACTTAAGGGTTTTGGCGCTTCGGTATTGGCTAAGCTGATAGAAACTAAGTTAAAGAACAATCTTTACTTTGAGATTAAGGATAGAGTCATCGAAGAAACTAATGATGGTATCCGAATTGTTCGTAAGAAGCAGAAGACCAAAGTATATGGCTTAGATTCTTCTAAGAACAAGCGTGACTTGCTTATCCAGATTCTTAGAGAACGAATGGAGAATCACAAAGATAAGTTTGTTTCCCCAGTTATCTACGATGAACTGAAAAAGATGGAAGTTAAGAGAAGTGGTAAGGTTGAGCACTCCGACAACTCCCACGATGACCAGGTATTCTCTTACTTGATGGCCATGTATGTATGGTATGAAGGTAAAGACCTGAAAGAAAGATTCGGTATTGAGAAAACAACCATCAAGACCGATGAGGATATTGATGAAGTCGTTACTGGCTTAGATGAGGCTGACCAGACTGGGATTGTGACTGAGATTGAGAATATTCAATCCTCGAATGAAGAGATTGATAAAACGATCAAAGCGCTCCAAGCTGGAGCAGGTATCATGTTTAGCGAATTCATCAAGAGAGAAAGAGAATTCGATCAACAATCATTCCAACTTCTCTTACAGAATCCTGCTGCTAAAGCATCCTATGCTAAGGCTCATAATATGTCAGAAGAAGAAGTTGATGCAATATATGGTAATTCCAAGAAAGGAATCCCAGACAGCGTATTGACTGATTTCTATCGAAATGATTATGATGAGATGGATAGCTTTAGTAAACATTCTAAAGATTTGGCAGAGAAGTTCAAACAGCGGTCTCAGTTAAGATAATCTAGTCGGTTAGGGGATTGCTCCCCTAACCGATTATTTTTTAAACTTTTACCAACTCTTATTTGAGAGAAATCAAGGAGGTATAATATCATGGGTTCTTTTTTATTGAACAACATGGCGTATACTATCAAAGCAGAGAATCAACTTGCTAACATCCTTTCTCAGTTCGATACAAGCTACATCGATAGTATCATTGATGATGCGGTGCTTAGAACGATGAATGGAGAATTTGATATTACGCCTAAGGTCAATCTGGTAAACGCACTGGAAAACAATTTCAAGAATACGCTTCAGGATTTCCCTGAAGATCGTAAGAATGTTCTTCTTGTTAGAGAAGACTGCTATCTTAACATCCTGAACAAGTTAGGGCAGAGCTTTAACTTTGAATTCCGTCGCTGTGAGGAAATGGATCTCTATTCCATTGCTCATCTTGTATATGACTTCTACATTGCAAACAATCATGCATACTTCATTCGCTTCATGTCCAATTTCATTATGAGAGAGCAGAATATGCTCTACAAAGTTCTGGAGTTGGATAAGAGCAAGAAGAATAAAGATACCACTACCATCAATAACAAGAAGCTGTTCAAATCTCAGCAGCTGGCTGTTATTGCATCTAACATCGGCTATGTCTTGAGATATCTGTCCGAATTGGATTTCGAGATGGAACAGATTCTCAATGAATCATATAACTACAATTACAATTTCGTGGCAGCATTTTTGAATCACATTCTTCCGAAGAATGACCCATACAAACAGTTCTACGGTATGAATGTGAACTACAATAGCGAGCCTTTGGTTGCAAATACTCTGGCATTGGAGCTTTTCCGCCAGGCAGATGCAAATCAGATGACTCAGCAGCTCAATATCTTATAAGGGGAGACAAACACAATGAATGAAGAAATGAAAGAACTTAACAGCGTCATCAAATCACTGAGCTCTATGAGCGCAGATACCATGGGCATCACTGGTGATGACCTGCTGAAGGTTATGGAGTTGAAAACCAAACTGGATGAGGATCCGAATTATGATTTCGTAAATGAAGTTCCGAAATCTGTTCGCAATCTTCTGCAGGCCCAGGCCAATACAGCAGGCGGTACGCTGACTAAGGGTCAGGAAAAAGACCTTCTGGCAAATCTCATCAATGAGATCGGTAGCAACGGCGAACTCCAGAAAGAGTTGACTCAGTTCCGCAGCGAAATCAAAACGGCTGCAGAGGAGGTCAATACGAAGATTGATGAGTACGTTGATGGGGTTCATAAGTCTATCTGTGAACGTACGGAAAAGGCAATCGAAAATGAGACCGATCCTGAGAAGAAAGCACTGCTCCAGGCGATTCATCAGTCCTATCTCGATTCCTTTGAGATGCCTCGGCTGATGGATATCATCAAAGAACGTGGCGATGAACTGGATAAGGTTCTTTCAAAAGAGAAGTTCTTCAAGAGAGGCTGCCAGGATATAGATTATCTCATCAGCGAGAAGTATCATATCACCACGCTGCAGATTATGAAGGGCTTTGAGCGAGCTAAGGCTCGAGGCTCTTTGGGGAATATCAATGCATACATTGTGGGCAAGGTCATCATGGGTGCATTGATTGTCTATGCTAAGAACCTGAAGAAGGAGGACAAACCTCAGATATGGTTTGTGTACAATTCGATGCGCAACATCCTGTCCTTCCTGTATCATACCAAGGAAAACAAATACACCGACCAGACTAAGGAGGCTATCTTGAATCTCTTTAGTGCATACGTCGATGAACACAATCACGCAGGCTGATTGGCTTGACATTCACGTAAAAAGAAGGAGGGTAAAAGATGAATGAAATAGATTTCAAACAAATCCTTACTGACGTGAATGTCAGACCTGTCCTTTCTGTTTATCTCGGATTTGAATATGCTGACCCTGCCTTTAACAAGACTATCAAAGTCGAGCATGGTCTTAGATACAAATTTACGTATCTGGAAGACCGTGCTTTGGTACGAGTAATCGGTATCGTTAAAGGCATGGCTCAGATATACAAGTCTGACTTAGATAATAGAAAGGCTCCGCCTGAGTTCCTCATTACCGTCGATGCATCTACTGACTATGGCTCGAACGTTAAGAGAATTCGCTCTTCTCAGATTCGTGATGTAGTTAAGTACATCGATCATATGGATGAGGATACAACTCTCACAGATACAGAGATTACCAGTGCTACTGTATTCGGTAAGATAAACAATGTGGTCATTGACAACATTGTCATCGATGATTCTAACCAGAATATCGTAACTACCGATATTAATGGTAAGCTGGAAATTCTTGATGCTACGTCTACTGTATCCTTTGAGGATATTGTAGGTGACCTGGAAATTACGAGCGATACGAAGTTCTTAGTGACTCATGAAATCGTTGGTAATGTAGGAGTTCCATTTATCAGAACTATCGGCTCGGTGGTTATCAATGGTGGAACGATTAGTGGCGGCAAGATGATCTCTGGTGAGCTTGATCCTACAGCTCATTCCAGTGGCGGTATCACCTATGGAATCAATCCTAATGGTAACTCCGTCATTGTGACTGATAACACCGCTAGTGGCGGCAAGATTGATGAAGGCGATGTAGTACGATTCGACGTGGATATTACTAAGCCATTCAAATTCGATTTGAATGACGATGGCACAAAGAAATTCACTGGCAGTATCGTCAATGCTTTGGTCATCAATGGTCACGTTACCGGAGCTTCCACTACTGGCGGACAAGTAGTACAGCCCGTAATTACGAATGCTGTTACGTATGGTGGCAGCATCGTAAGTCAGGGCATGAACCCAGG